TGGTCCCTGTGAAATGATGATAGAGCCCAGGCCGCTGGAATTGGTGAGCCAGGCGACGCCGGGAGGGGCACCGGTGATCGACAGCGCATTCACCACGGTGTTGGTAGCAGAGAGGCTTGAGCTGAAGGCTGATGACACTGCGCCAATCGTCGAACTAAAAGCGCTTGAGACGGCGCCGATAGTTGCCGAGAAAGCGGATGACACTGCACCGATCGTTGAGCTGAATGCCCCAGACACTGCACCGATCGTCGAGCTGAATGCTCCAGATACTGTACCAATGGTTGAGCTGAATGCTCCTGAGATGCTACCAAGAGATGTCGAGAGTGGTACTGTGCCGCTGTTGATGATGTCGGCGATGACGCCGCTGACAGCGAGCGAATCGGCAGCGGTCCAATACGAAGCCGACTGCGCTGCCGGAATCAGAAATACCTGTGTCTTGACTCCGCCGGTGTATAGTTCTCCAGCGAACGGAACGAGTGGGTTAGTCATTACTTACTTTCTCCTGTGATGTCGTTATCCGGATACCGGAGTTCGAAGATGGCGTCCTGAGGGCAGTATAGGATGCCATTTGCTGTCTGAGACTTGAAGTCTAGGCTGATATCTTCTGCGTAAGGCTGACCCCACTTGAGGCTGAACTCCAGTTTGTAAACAGAGATCACACCCTTGATGTTCTGGAGTTGGGCCCTCACATCACTGTCAACAATTGGCATGCCTATCTGCATGTTGGGATTGGCGAAGTATGTCTTCAGTGTATTCATGCAGTTGGTGAGAACTTCTGACCTGTTGAACTTCGGAGAGATGACTACGCCGAAGTTGATGGCGAAGTTCACGACATACGCCGGCAGGATTGTGATTCCCTCTGTGACCATGCGAAGTCGATTGAGGTATGTCTTCATGTTCTGAATCAGAGTAGGTGACGGCTTCGAGAAGTGTCCGTCTGTGTCCGTCGAGAGGACATGGAGGTCGACACCCATCGGATTGAACTCGCTTGGCTTGGTGTAGACCTTCTCCGGACGACCGAACCTGGCCGGCATCGTCAGAGCGTGAGCCACGAAGTCTTCCTTAGTGACGCACCTTCCCTGAGCAGCGAAGTATCCGTCAGCATTCACCTTGATGTCTGACCCACTCTCCTGCTCGCCACCGCCCACAGAAGGCTCAATGTTGATTACTTCAGCAGATGAGCGCACAGAGTTCATAGCAGAAGACTCTGCCGGACTTCCGGGAATCCTCCCGAAGACTATGTCTGCAGATAAAGCCTTGCTGATCGACTGTGCGGGAACATTCGTCTGTGAGCCGCCACCTACGCGATAGCGAACAGTCAGTGTGGTGTTGTAAGGGCTAAGACCAAGAACGCGGGTTTTCAAGAAGTTCTGCGGATCGAGAATGAAGTTGGCGAATGTCTTTCTGCCAGTGATAGGAAGAGAGAGTTGGGCGATGTTCGGAACGAGTTCGTCATCGAACTTCAGGCCGTCGCCATTTCCGAACTGTAGGAAAGTGGCGCTGCTCGCAACGACAGTATCGACGATGAAGCGTCTTGGTGCCGAGCGAGCCTTCATCACATACGGTACCTCTCCTACATCTGAGCCGGTATTCGTCACCTGGTCGAAGATCACATTCTGGGAGAGATAGTCAACCTCATACCAGTTGAATCCGTCGCTGTCAGAGATGTCTACCACTTCTAGAACATCCGACTGACCAAGTTGCGTGCGGAAGTACTGGACAAAATCTCCAACTGGAATCGTGTCCACGACAGTCTTGCCAGCAACAGACGTCACCTTGCGGCGAACTGCATAGGACTTGGGATCAGTTCCGTTCGACTGCCACGATGCTATCTGCAGTTGCTGCGGATTTTCCTGGGAGGTTGTTCCAAAGTCCAGGTCTTCGAGTGTTTCAAATGTCGTGCCTGCAGGTCCACCCGCCTGTGAACCGGCGCGAAGGACGATGTCATACGGCTGAAGAGCCCCACCAAATGGACTACCTGGAATCCATTTTCCGTTCTGGTTGATGGCCGGGACCTCTATCATCCAGTAAAGGTCCACGCGTGCTGCGCGCTTGCCCTTCGGCTTGTAACCACGCATCTTCGCGAACTCTTCAATGTTCGCCAACTGCCGAGCCGTAGACTGCTTGACCTCTAGAAACTGCTGATCCATGTAATACGCGAGGTTGTCAGCGATGAAAGCCTGAAGTTCGATAATCATCATACCAGGAGATGCTTCATTGTAGTCCTGGTAAGAGCCAGAAAAATGTGACTGAGCATACCGCATCAGGTCGCGCTTGTAGGACTCGAAGTCCTTGTTGACGTACTTGACAGTCGTGTCCTTGAGGTTCGTGGCCATTTATTATGCTCCGACGGGCTGACTTACTGTCACATCGAGTACGCTGCTCAGATCCTGACGGCCCTTGATAGAGAAGTTGATTTGGACCCGAATGCCGTGACCTTTCTGGCTACCGAGTGTAACTTTCAGGCTATTGATGTTGACATACGGCAGCCAACTGGCCACCTGAGACTCGATCCTCTGGACGATCCGATCATGAGTCTCTTCATCCATCTGCTGGAAGAGATACTCGATCAGATTGCATCCGAGATAGAAATGCCCGGGCCTCTCACCCCAGTTGGTGAGGACCAGCGACTTCATGTTATACATGGTCGCTTCAGTATCCTTGGTCGAAAAAGCCAAATAACCCAAGGAACTGGTCGTCTGAGCGAGGGGCATCGTAAGTCCGATAGGCATGCTAAGCCTAAGTAGGACCCGGACGCAGATTTCTTAGGTCGGAGCGACAGTGGTAGAAATATCTGGACCACCCTTGGCGGTGCCAGCAAGTTTATGTGTATGAGTACTGAGTTCCTTGCCGTTGCCAGTTACCTCATTCTCGACCTTCAGAGGACCCTTCATAGTAGACGGACCAGGCGGGAATTGAGCAGGACCACCAGTACTGATCGATGGAGCCGAAATGGGTCCACATGATACTGTCCCTACTACTGTCATGTTACCATTGAACGTAGACATCGGAGATGTCACATCAAGTTTAGAAGTCGCATTAACTGTCGCAGTCTTGCAGTCGACTGTTACGCTGTTGGAAGCATCGACTTTCACGTCATCAGCCTCGACATAGGCCGTCTTTGTGTAGACATTGACCTCTGACTTTGAAGTGATGTTGATGGTGCCGTCGCCGCGGTTTATGACCACAGAATTCTCGCTGCACTCGATGGTGATGGTGTCCTTGTCCATCACTATGTCTACACCATCGTTCTGCGAGATCTTAGTCATCTCGTTGTTGATGTAAATGTAGTCGTTCCGCTCTTCATTCTCAAGAGAAATCTTTAGAGTGTCGCGGAATACGACCCTGATGTTGTCTGATTTGGCGAGAATTGCTGGAGCGGGACCGGAGTCATCGACGACATCGTCGGTCCCCATGTTCTTGTCGACTTCAGTCTTCATCGCAAGATACAGGAACGAATCGTCAGTGTCGAAATCTGGATTGCCTTCCTCATCCTTGCGACCTACGGAAATGAGAGCGCAACCCGTGCCCTTACCTTCGCCATCTGCCTCAGCTGAACCAAGACCCACGTCGACATCAGCAGGACCAAAGTCAGCACGATCAGTGCCCAGGATAATGATAGTATTGTTGGCGCCTTCTTGAACCCAGTCGCCGACCCGCCTCGTATAAGATCTGGGGATGTCGGGAAATGATTCGACGATCTTGCGAGTTGACATTTTTACCCTCCCACGAAAAGCTTTGTGAGCCTATGTGGATCTTTCACAGGAGATCCATTCTTACTCCACTCTCCTGGAGGGGCCTGACTATCGTCGTACAGATTTACCTTGCCGTTTGCATCTTTTTGCAGAAGTTGGCTCTTGAGAATCTGATTGGCTGTCTGATCTGCGTTGTTGGTGGGGACCTTCGCGAGCCACAGACCGTGTGTAAACTCTTCGTCTTCGAATACAACATACGCCATCTCGCCTGCCGACGGATTTGTGATGCCTGGGAAAAGAGGCCAGTAGACACGGAGGTCATCATCAGAAATCATCTGATCCATGTTGTTGGAGATGATGCGGGCCTTTATGGAGTTGGGAGGATTGTATGGTCCTCTGTTGGGAGAGATCTCGTATGTGGCGAGCACTTCCTCTCCGTCATACACAGTCTCCTTGTGCTTCTCGTCAATCTTCACCCATTCTTTGCCCTCCTGCTTGTGAGGATCTCCTGTCGGCGACTCTAGCCTGCCACCCTTAGTGTCGATAGCGATGACGAGCGCCCTAAACATGAAAGCAGAGTAGTCTCCTCTCTCACGATAGGCACCGCCAGCACCCTTCTTCAGGAGGTCCTGAAAAGTTATGGTTGGGCGGCGGAACTGCTCGTTAGAAAGGACTCTCGGCATCAGTTCACTTCCTGAGGCTGGATGCTCTCGTAGACATCGTCCACGTCCTGCTTTCCTAACTTCACAGGATTGTTATCGGGAGGGGGAGCATTCTTCGTCTCGATCTTTACGAGTTCGACGAGTTGCTGGTTCACCTTTGTCAAGGAGTCGCCGATCTTGGCGATCTCCTCCGCGAATGCTGCCGCGATTTCTGGATCAAACTCGGAAGAGTCTTCGCCTTCTTCTGGAACTTTGGCGAACCCATTCACGAGACCATCTGCTACCGCTTCAAGACGCTTACGATCTCGTCTAGCGTTCTTGATAATCTCCTCTGTCAAAGTCTCTTTCGTCGTAATCGTCATCTGCGGTGGCTCCTGTGGAGTGGTATTGTTCATACCATTCTCCGTAGAGGGCCTTTATCTTCTTGAGATTTACGACAATCTGCTTGGTGTTCAGACCAGTCAGTTCTCGAAGATACAGATACACGGCCTTCTTGTTATAGATAGTTATCATCTCTGAGTTTTTCATGATGAAGATGATAGCCTCCAGAACCTGTCGTTCGTTCTTCTTGCGGAGCTTCGAACGCCATCCTTCCATGGCCTTATAGAACTCTATCCACTTTTCCTTGTCTTCGATCAAAGCCTCGAACGGACTTACCATGAACGAAGGATCGTTCTTGGCAGCCTCATGATCGAGGTCATAAAAGAGTTCTGACTCGTTCTTGTTCTTCTTGGAGTTCTCACGAGACCTGGCAATGAACCAGTTCTTGGCGACCATGTTGAAATACGAGAAACTCGTGGAGGTCGGCTTGTTCGGATTAGCAGACTTGCTGGCGTCGAACTTCGGCAGAGTGTTGTAGAGGTCTGTCAGACACTCTCGTTGGAGAGTGGGAGGGTCGCCTAGAGTGTAGAAACCATAGACGTAGATCAGGTTCTCGATAAGCTTCTCGAAAGCTGGACGAATCTCCTTATCGAAGATTCTATGCTTCTCTTCATCGGTCGGGGCAACCTGAAAAGTCTCGATCGATCTGTCTGTTGCCTTTGTAAAGTAAGCAGCCATTCTTCTCCTAGTTCACAACTTTTGGACGCGGTGGCAACTCTGCCGGACGAAGACGAAGCCCGGTGGCTCCCTCCATCCTACGAAGAATCTCTTCTAGACGCTGACCCATGATCATCATACTACGATGAGCTGTTTGAATCTCTGCATCTGCTATCATGACATTCGACTTTGCCATCTTGCCGAACTGCATAATGTTAGTGGCCACGTCATCGTAGATGTACGTCAAGATCTCATCGTAGATGACAGCCTTTCTATAGAATCTGTATGCTGTGAAAAATGCACCAGCGGATAACATTAGCGCTAGAGCAAAGAGAATCCATGGTAGCATATTACTTGCCTCGTTTCGCTGTCGTCCTTTTCTTAGGAATCAAAAGGTCTGTAGATGGACCTCTGGCAAGTCCACCTTCAAATCTAGGTGTCCAACCAGTTCCCTTCAACACTGAGGCGACAGCCTGAAGTTGCACTGTCATGCGCTGCTGTCCATCGCATCCAGATTCACAGCACATTGGTGCAGGTGTCTGGACATACTCCTTCATGGACATCAACTGCTCGAGTTGATTGCCGCACTTATGACATTTGAAGACGTATGTAGGCATCAGTTCAAGTCTTCCTCTTCCCACTTCTGCGCCCTAGGATGCTCGTTTACATACTGCTGAGTCAATTCCAACTCGTCAGGCGCGACCTCTGCATTACTCCAACCATGCAGCGGACCAAGATCGAGTTCTCTCAATTGCTGAGATGCATCCTTGCCTTCAAAGACCGCATTCTGAAAGATTGCCACAATCTCAAGTAGCGCTGTTTTTCCAAGTCTCATATTACTTTCTCCTATGTTATTTTACCACGTATGTATCGAGATGTAAACTATCCGCAAAACGGGTTCTCTCCATGCCAACCCAGTGAACCAATATACGGTTGATTCTCTACCGAGAACTTGGCTGCGATTTCAGCAGGAGCCCATGTGAACCCCTTCTTCTCAAGCGCCTCGCGATACTTACGACAGATGTTTACGTCCATTGGGAACGTCTCTGGATACTCCTCACTCTGTAGTTCTTTGCCAAGTTTCGTGGAGCGGATGCAGAATGCCATATTCCCGACCACGTTATCCCAGAACCATGGGGCGCCTATCAGGTCGAACTGGAGGAAATCATCTGTCCATGCGCTACCGTTGATGATGTATCCATCAGGCTGCACAGTCATGTAGAAGTCAGTGTTGATATGGTCAGGCAGTTTCTTCATCACCCAGGCATCGTGATCTTGAATGTTGGTAAATGCAGGGATAACAATGTTCCTGACCATTGGTAGGCCATCCTGCTTGAGCCGCTCATCAAATGGAATCGAGGTGACGAGAAGACCCTCTTGGAATGTCAGTCCCTGTTCCAGGCTCTCGCGCAAAGCATTGTATCCATCAAGTCCAGACCTTGTGTCTATCGCAACAAGCGTCACCTTGTCGAGATGCTTGGTAGGAGTGTGGATATATGTCTTGCTTAGCGTGTTAGTATAACGCTTGATCGGCTTACCATCGATCAAGTTGTACATGTCTTCCACCCACTTCTTGGAAACATCTTGGGTAAAGTTTCTGGCGATGTGCGCTGCCAACTCGTTCGCCCACTCCTTTGGCTTATCATAACTTAGCACAATCTTCGCCATCTTCAGTTTTGCGTCGCTCTCCTTGGGATTGGCCCATCTTGTTCCCTCGTCGAGAACATCCTTCCACACAGCACCAGGAGGGATCGGCTGCAGGTCGTAATCAACTGGGACGAACCTCTTCTTCCCATCAATATGGAGGAAGTCTAGATGCCCTGACCAGTTGGTGGCTACGATTGGCAGCCCACACGCAGCGGCCTCGATAAGTGGCAGGCCATATCCCTCACCATGGGTGAGAGAGACCATCGCCTTGACCTTCGGGTGTTTGTAAAGCGCGGCCAGTTCCCCGTCCCCCAAGCGCCCGTGAATGAGGTGTATTCGAGGGAACTGGCCGCAACCTGCTTGCTGCTTAATGAAACGAATTCTGTTGGTGATATTCTTGAAATCGACTGCTGAAGCGTTGACCATGGAAACCTTGAGAACGAGCCCGACTTCCTGGCTGCCCTTGAACTGCTCACAGAACCACTTTACTGTATGCGTCAGGTTCTTTCGATCTTCTCCATCAGCCTTGTCCATTCCAAGTCCGACAACAATAAAGTTGAACTTGGCTGGAAAGTCATACTTTCGCTGAAGATCGAAGACCTCGTCAGTGTGAGTGGTATTGAACACAGAATTGTCGACCCACTCTGGTAGGATGTAGAGTGGCTTCCTGAGCAGCAACTGCTCTGGAGACTTCTGGTCTCCGTAAATTCCTTGTGTGAACGACTTAGCGCTGTGCACTGATGGAACTACAAGAACATCTGCAACCTCATTTGTCTTGTTCTGCCACAGAGGAGAGACACGGTCTGTCTCGATACCTGCAGTAATGCAGATATTCTTAGGAGCCATCTTCATGAATTCATTTGGGATGGTGACCTGGATCGACGCGTCGTACTCGTTCTTGCCGTTCGGATCGAACTTCTGTGCCAGTTCTTGAACTTTCTGAATGAAGGGCGTCTGCTCATAAACAAGTGGTGTGGCTCCCCAGGGAACAGACATCACAGTGATATCAAATCGGCCGTCATCGATGAGAGCCTTGAGTAGCATTCGTGCATGGACGCCATAGCCTGAGGCTGTCTGAACGGGAGCACGGAAGACGATCTTCTTCATTTATTACCTCGTAGCAAGGATGATGAGTGATGTGTTGACTTTTTCGTACATCTCGATGATGTATTTACCCTGGCCTTGATCCACCAGCGGCTTCCAGCCCAGAAACTCTTGACCCTCAAGTGTAAGTTTCGCATTACCATCGAAATGTTGATTCATTGCAGACATGATGTTTGCTCTCACGATGTCACTAACAAAAATCTCTCCATCTTTAGGACCTCGTGGACCATAAACTTTTTCATACTGTAAGACTGTGACTGGCATCTTTTGTTCCCACAGACCACCAACTGAGTCTTCAGCATTCAAGACCAAGTGCTTCACTTCCGCCCAGCAACACAAATCTGCCAACTCTGTAGTGTCTATTCCAGGAGCAAAATTGAACACCCAGTTTTTGTGGTCCACCAATCTCTTCATCGTAGTAGGATCAGAAGCGTCTATCTTGACAAAATCTAGTTTGTCATTTCCCTTCCACCTGGAGAGATTTTCTAATTTACCTGTTGAGAGGTCGTCCGCAACTGTCACCTCTGACCCGCCAACGAGAAGTTCGTCGACCAGGTGGCTTCCTATGAAGCCTGCTCCGCCTATTACTAGAGTAGCCATTACAGTGTCGTGATGCGAGGAACTGGCTGCGTATGTTCTGCAACAGCCTCTGAAATGATACGGTCGAATGAGTTGAGCATGAAGTCCATGTTGAACGTCTTGATTGACCACTCTCTAGCCTGAAGGCCTAGAGCCTTACGCTCAACGCGACCCATGTCGTAAACTTTCTTGAGAGCCTTTACGACATCGTCATGATTTACGCGATCGTCATAGATGTATGGAATTGGTTGACTACCTGTGCAGGAGCGACTGGCTGGGAACACCGGAACTCCCCACCACTTACCCTCTCGCTTCTGCCACTTCTTCAAAGCGACGGCTGTCATCTCGTCCTGGTTGGTGAAATCTGTGCGACCCTCCCACCAATCGCCAATCTGGAACTGCAGTCCTCCTGTCATGTGAAGAATGATAGGAGTTCCGCACATCATGCTCTCCAGCGTACCAAGACCAAAGCCTTCGTTGTTGGCGATGTTGATCGTAACATCGGCAGCATTGTAGAACATGTTGAGATCTTCAGGAGTGACGCGCTGCTCAGAGATAATGAGGTTGGTATCAACCTTACACTTGTTGGCAACGGCAAGGAGATCCTGTCCCTCTGGATCCTTTACTTGCGTCTGGAGGAAGAGAACCGTGTTCTCCTTTCCGACCTCTTCTGCGAACTTGGCGAATGCTGCCACGACATCGCCAGACATCTTCCTTCTGGCGTTGCGGTTGTTCCAGAAGACGATGAACTTCTTG